CCTACGCTGTATTTCCTGAGCAAGTGCGTCTGTATCATGTGCTGACACAATCTCATCAATTATTAACAATTTTTCCCCTAATTTAATTCCTATTACCGCGCTCATATTTCCAATATTAAAGTCTACCCCTATCCTCAATGGCTCCATCTGAATACTTGGAATAGTATCGACAATATTATCTTCTCTTACGAATCTGTCATACACTTGTCCAGTTGTTAGGTTGGTAAACTCTCCGTTGAGGTAAGCCTGCAGCATACTAGGGTCGTAGTTTGCTTGCATTCGTTCAATAAAATCTTCTGGTAAGTGTGGATTGTCTTGTGTCCTCATCCTTATAAGCTTTCGGTCTGATCTTTCCTGTGCTGCTTCAGATCCAAAGGTATTCCACATCCATCTAAAACCCTCTGGTGTACTTGCTGCGCAAAACTGCCTGACATTACCAGACCTTAACCTACCTAGAATCTTTGGAAATGCCCTATCACACACAGATGGTGCAACTGTATCTATTTCGTCTGCCAATACGAAAGCTAAATTTAGACCAATTATGCGTGACCAGTTCTCAAAGCTTCTACAAAGTATCTTTGTATCTCCGTCTGGTAAATGCAATATGTACTCTGGTAATGGACTAGCCCTGTATGAGTAAGGTATTTCATAATGTTCTAAAAACTGCTCGAAGTCATTTTGCCAAATGTCTCGAATCAATGAACCTGTTGGCTCCATTACTGCACCAGTAAATCCTACGTTAAGTGCCGCTAATTTTACACATACTGCACAGAGCGCCCTAGTTTTACCTGCACCATAACCAGCTGATAGGCCTAGTATTTCAGTATTGCTGTTGTCAAAAAACTCCCTTTGTGGTTCGTGAAGATCATTCCTAATATTTGCTAATAATTGTTGAATATCAATCGAAACTCCGCTGGTGCCTGCAATATCTAATACTGATCCTTCTCTGGTTAAGATGCTCATGTTGTGATCTGTGCAATCTTAGCCATTGAGTTAATACAGCCTAAAGCTACATTTAATTGATTGCTGTTTCTAGCCTCTTTTTGTAGAGTAGAAAGCTGGCTTAAAATGTCCGCGGTAAATTGTCTTCTGTCAATGTCAAAATCTTTCTTGAGAATGATACGGGCGTCTTGAATATACTGTTCTGTTTGTCTTAGCTTCAGTCCCCACTCAGCCGCGGTATATTTTATGATTTCTGAGCGTGTTACACCACGTGCAAGAAATGCTGCAATCTTGAAAGTTCTGTAATCTTTTTCTGACTGTGTAGCCTTCTTTTTTTTCACTATTTTTCTAGATTGTGAAAGGAGTCAAGAGCGTACCAAACATGAGAGTTTCTATAGCCTCCCTGATGGGTAGGAATAATTGGTGTAACTCCGTGCCTATTACGCCAAGCTGGATATAC